AGCCCAGCGACGGGTGCGGCATCGGCTGCTCCTGTAACCTCTCCGGCAACCCCCGCAGGGCAATCCATCAAAGGTTCGGCCGGTAGACTGGCGGGATACGATTTGCACAATGCTGCTGTTACTCGGCGCTATGTCAAGTTTTTTAATGCCACAAGTGTCACTATGGGCACCACAAGTGCGCTGTTTGAGGTTTGTTTAGAGCCTAGCCAAGCACGGACTGTCAATTTCCCTGGCGGGCTAGGTTTTTCAACTGGCATTCAGATCGCAGTCACATCCGCTAGAGGATTGACCGATAACACGGCCACCGGACTTGCGGCGGGTGACGTGACTGGCTTTATTGCTTCCGCTTGATTTTCAATTAACAAAGGATTTATCATGACCACAAAAACCGTTGCCATCCAAGTTTTGATCCGCGATCCAGAAACCAGCGAGGTTATTAGCTGCGACAACGCCAATGGCACAACCGAAGACGATGGCTCGACTGTAGTTATTGGCAATGGCTACGCGCCCAACATCCTGACGGTTCCGCCCGCTGACATTTTGCGCACTTTGATTCCGCCTCCCACAGATTTGCCAGCACCTGCCAGCGTTTCCCGTGTAGATGACGCAGAAAACAACATCAGTACGCTGACTTTTGGCTGATCCATGTGGATCCATTTACTCAGCCTTGAGTTAATCGATGGCGCTTCGCCATCGAAGCCTGACCCGCCTGAGCCAGTTATCACGGGTGGGCATTACGGCGCATGGTGGCTGGATAAGTACAAGAAAATGTTGGAAAAACCTCAGATCAAAGAGATCATCGAGGAAATAAAAGAAAACCCGCAAATCATCGAAGAAATACCGGAAGTAAAAGCCGAGATTTTTGAAAAATACCCAGATTTTGACTATCAATTTTTGCAAAACAATATAAAATTACAAAGAATAGTTGCAAATCTGATACAAAAGCAAATAGAAAACGCGATAGAAGAGGACGACCTGGAGGTTTTATTGTTATGAGCAAGGGCAGCAAACAAAGACCGACTAATCACGATGCCTTTTCAGGAAATTTCGACAAAATTTTCACTGAAAAGCCTATTCGTGGAAGTTTCATCCAAGACCCTGAAACCGGCGAACTGGTGCCGAAAGATCAATATTACGCACCGGAGAATACTTCGCCCTATGTCATGCCAGACATTCAACCTTACAAAAGTATGCAGACCGGCGAGATGATTACATCGAGAAGCCACCACCGGGCGCACTTGAAACAACACGGCCTGGTTGAGATCGGCAACGAGATCAAAACAGCAATGACGAAACAACAGCCCCGTGACGACCGGGAATTGAGAAAACGCGCCATTGCCGAAGTGATGGCATCGAGAGGTTATTAGCCCCCACTGGCTTATTGTGTCCGCAGAGATGCGCCACGCCGACCGGAAGGTGGATATTCTGGGCGGCACAGATAGGAAAACCCTACCATGAGTGATTTACGCACCGCATTAGAAGAAGCATTCGCAGAAAAAGCCGAGGAAAGCCCGGAAGTTAAGCCGGAGCCAACGCCAGAGCCGGAACAGACCGAACAGCCTCGTGACGAAGCGGGAAAATTTGCGAAAGAGATCGAGCCAACTGAGCAAACTGAACCTGCCCCACGCAAAGCCCCGTCCAGCTGGAAACCAGCGGCGCAAGAGGCTTTTCTGAAGGCTGATCGTGGCGAAGCCCTGACACCGGAGGAAATCAAGCTGCTAACAGCAGAGGCAGAGCGGCGCGAATCAGACTTCCATAAAGGCGTGTCCGAATTTAAGTCACACAGCGAACGCGCAAAAGCCTACGATGCTGCCATTGCTCCGTACCAGGCTCACTTGCAGCGCCTTGGAGTAGATGCACCGACCGCCATTTCTGCCCTGATGCGTGCTGATACCATTCTTAGAACATCAGACCCGGTAACGAAAGCGCAGTATTTTTCCCAGTTGGCTAAAGAATATGGCATTGACCTGAACAGCGTGCAGGAACCGCCACAACTCGACCCGCAAACAAATTATTTAATGAGCGAGCTGCAACAGTTGCGCAATCAGCAACAACTGTGGCAAAATCAGATACAACAGCAAGAGCATGCTAGGGCTAATTCTGAATTAACCAAGTTTGCGACTGCTGACAAAGCGCACTTCGACGCTGTGCGCGGTGATATGGCCGACTTGCTGGAAACCGGCAAAGCCAAAACACTAGAAGAAGCGTACGACATGGCTGTATGGATGCGTCAAGATATCAGGCAATCCCTGTTAGATCAGCAACGCGCAGAAGCCCAAAAGAAAGCATTAGAGCAAGCACAAGCGCAAAAAGCGAGAACCGCTGCGGTAAGTGTAAAAGGCTCTAGTCCTGTTTCTGGTGGGGTTCAGCCCGGTACTAAAGGTTCGCTGCGGGACATTATTGCAGCGCAATTTGATTCTAACTGAAAGGATAGCCGATCATGGCCACTTTTGCAGGTTTAAGCGACATTGTCGCAACCACCGTTCAATCTCGTTCCGGCACTTTAGCCGACAGCACTACCAACAACAACGCACTGTTATACAAACTCAAAGAGCGCGGTAACGTCAAGCCATTTTCCGGCGGTAACGTTATTCTTCAAGAGGTTATGTATAACGATCCGGCAACAGAAAATGCTGGCTCTTTCTCAGGGTATGACATTATCGACATTACCCCGAACAGCCCAATTTCTTCTGCTCAGTTTGACATTAAGCAATATGCCGCTGCTGTTTCAATGAGCGGTCTGGAAGTGCTGCAAAATGCTGGCAAAGAGCAGATCATCGACTTGCTAGAGGGTCGCGTTCAGGTTGCCGAAGCTCAACTGATGAACGATATCAGCGCTGGTATTTACTCTGACGGCACTGGTAATGGCGGCAAGGATATTACCGGCTTGGCTTTAGCTGTAGCAGCTTCGCCCGGTTCCGGTACTTACGGCGGCATTAACCGTACTAACTTCTCGTTCTGGCGTAACGTAGCTTTTGATGCTACCACTGACGGCGGCGCTGCTGCTTCTGTGGCTAACATTCAATCGTACATGAACCGGGTTGCNGTTCAGTTGGTGCGCGGTGCAGATCGTCCNGATATCATCGTNGCCGGNAATAACTACTANCGTTTCTATCTGGAATCGCTGCAAGCAATTCAGCGTATCACTTCGGAAACGTCAGCCGGTGCCGGTTTCACTAGCCTGAAATACTTTGGTGCCGGTTTTAACTGCGATGTGTATTTGGATGGCGGTATCGGTGGTCAATTGAACACGAACCGCATGTACTTTCTGAATACCAAGTATCTGTTCTTCCGTCCCCATCGTGACCGTAACTTTGTGCCTATTGGCGGCGACCGTATGTCCGTCAACCAGGACGCAATGGTGCGCTTGATTGGCTGGGCAGGTAACTTGACAAGCTCCGGCCCTCGTTATCAAGGCGTTCTGACTGACTAAATAAACGGGGCGTAAGCCCCTATTTCTGAAAGGAATTAAAATGGCTGCACCGTTTACCGTTTCCCCGGTTTTGGGGTGTGATTTCAATACCATCACTCTGGCCGCTGATGTTGGCCCCACTTCTGGCGCAGAAGATGCACCGCAATTGGGTACTCAAACTCTTGGCTCTGATGGTCGTCGTTATGTTTATGCACAAGCTAACGCGACTATTACCGCCTCGACCGCAGTATGTACCGTCAACGCCGCCACGTTTTTAGTGACTGCTACGGGCGGTTCATACCGTTCGCCTGCTGTTGCTATGGCGACTGGTGATCGTGGCTGGTTCTCTGCTGCTTCTGTTTAAGGAGTAGATTATGAGCTACCCTTCACGGTGTATGGGTGTCGGAATGGCTGCTGCACTAACCGAACAGGTGTGTGGCGACGTTCAAGACAACGTGACTGCTGCGGGTTCAACTCAAGGCACGGCAACCCTAGTAACTGGCGCTCATGTCATAGTAACGACAGCGGCAGCCAGCACTGGTGTTATTTTGCCCCCGGCCGAACCTTGTGCAGAGGTTACTGTGAAAAACCTTGGGGCTAACGCTGTTTTAGTCTATCCGGCAACGGGTGGTGCTATTAACGCTTTAGCTGCTAATGCCGGTTTTTCAGTTGCGGCTGCTGGTCAAGGTCGTTTTTTAGGTCGAAATAACCTTAACTGGGTTACGTATTAAGGGCAGGGGCTTCGCGCCCCTGTTTTATCAACGCCCTCGGGCATTTTTAGAAAGTCGATATGAGCAATCCTCAATCCGGCAGTTTTGTAGAATTTTTCATGGAATCCGTTGAGCTAAGATACGAAAGCGAAAAGGCTGGCCGTCCTATTTTTAAGGAAATGCCTTTCATTCGTATTCAACACCCCGGTGATCGTTTGAACATTCTTGAAGTAAAAGCAGACGAGCACTACAAACAAAAATATAGCCGCCAGTGGCGTGAATTTGAAGCGGGGCTGGCTGGCGAAGTGATCGGAACGCCTTTGTCACAATGGCCGCAGGTTACTAAGTCTCAGTGTAAAGAAGCCGAGTATTTTGGCATTCGCACTGTTGAAAACTTGGCCGAAGTCAACGATGCTGCATTACAGCGTATCGGTATTGGCTGGATGGAATTACGCAAGAAAGCGCGTGATTACTTAGCGGCAGCGGCAGGGAATGCACCGATTAGCGCGTTGCAGGCTGAAAACGAAAAGCTCAAGCAAGAGTTTGAAGCGCTGAAAGCTTCATTGCAAAACCCTGAAATCAAACGCAAACGACAAATCAAAGAGGAAGTCGAGGAATAAATGAATTACACCCTGCTCGAACTGATACAACAAGTCACCGGCGAGTTGGGGTTATTACCAAGTCCGAGCTTTGTTGTCGGCAATACAGACCCGCAGGTCGTTCAATTGCTGGCGCTGGCAAACAGGCTCGGACGTGACATTTCTCGGCAATATGAGTGGCAGAAGCTAAATAAAGAGTACAGCTTCACCACGGTGCAGGGGCAGTCGCAATATGCACTGCCTACTGACTGGCTCAGACAAATACCGCAGACCGAATGGGATAGAACGTCACGATGGCCGCTCATAGGTCCTGCGACTACTCAAGAGTGGCAGATATACAAATCAGCCATTATCAGCCAAGGCCCCAACCTTCGTTTCAGAATAGCGAATAACTTCGTCGAGGTTGACCCGCCGACTGGTGATCTTGACCTTTCGTTTTTCTATGTCTCGAAAAACTGGATTGATGCTGGTGGCGGGGTTTATCGGTACAAATACCAAGCTGACACAGACGTGTCAATGTTTGATGATTCGCTGATGCTGACTGGTCTCAAGGTGCAATGGAAGGCCGCGAAAGGCTTGGATGCAAGTTTTGACGTTTCCGAGTTTCGCGCCATGTTTGACACCATAAAAGCACAGGACAAATCGGCACAAAAATTGTCACTTGGTTCATTCCCGCGTAATATTCTATTGACCGAGTGGAACATTCAAGACGGAAATTTCCCAGGCTGATATGGCAACAGCACGCGCTACCTCTATACCCGCCCCAGTTGGCGGTCTCAATGACCGCGACAGCATTGCCGACATGCCTGCTCAGTATGCGCCTATTCTTGAAAACTGGTGGCCATATCCGGGTTACTTAGGCATCAGAAAAGGTAGCGCAAACCACGTTACTGGCTTTACAAACCCGGTACAAACGCTGGTTGAGTATCTTCCAACGTCAGGCGTATCTAAGCTATTTGCAGCGGCGGGTGGGTCTATATTTGACGTTACAACCGCTGGAACGCTTGGCGCGGCAGTCGTTACCGGCCAGACTTCGGCGCAATGGCAAGATGCTAACGTGACGACCGCTGGCGGGTCTTTTCTGTACCTGGTCAACGGGGTAGATAAGCCTCAGTTATTCAATGGGACCACTTGGACGGCCATTGATGGAGCGTCGTCGCCTTCGATTACAGGCGTGACGACTACCAGCCTGGTGCATGTTTGCGTGTTTAAGTCGAGGTTGTACTTTGTCGTTAAAAACAGTATGACGGTGGCATTTCTGCCGGTTGGTCAGGTTGGGGGCGCTGCTGGCACTCTTGACTTGTCAAGCGTGTTTAGAAATGGCGGTTCAATTCAGGCTTGTTATACATGGACGGTTGACGCTGGCTCTGGCGCTGACGATCACTTTGTCGTGCTATCTACTAATGGCGAGGTAGCGGTTTATCGAGGAAGCAATCCAGGTGCGGGCGGTGATTTTTCGATCATTGGCGTGTTTCAGCTTGGGCGACCACTAGGCAGACGATGCGCGGCAAAGTACGGCGGCGATCTAGCTGTTAATACGACCGAGGGTGTATTTCCTTTAGGCAGAGGGTTATTGTCCGCAAGTGTCGATAGACGAGTGGCTTTGACCGACAAAATACAGAATAGTGTCTCAATAGCTGCCAATTCTTTCTCGTCAGCATTCGGGTGGCAATTGTGTCTTTTCCCCGAAGAAAACATGATGTTATTGAACGTACCGGCAACCGGCGGGGCGTATCAGTTCGCACAAAACACAATTACTGGCGCATGGACTAAGTTCACCGGCTGGAATGCGAACGTGTTGTTGCGTGCCTCAACAGGGCTTTATTACGCAGACAACACCAAAGTCTACAAAGCGTGGGTGTCTAATGTTGACGTGTCCGCGCCTATTCAATCTGACTGCCTGACCGCCTTCGGTTACTTTGGCAACAAGGCATTCAATAAGTATTTCACCATGGTGCGCCCGTACATTTTAACAAGCGGAAACCCGACTGCTGTTTACGGTCTGAATACAAACTATCTGGCACAAGACCCACAAGGTACGTTAAGTTTTGTCGCACCTACGGGTATGGTGTGGGGTTCAATGACATGGGGTTCAATGGTTTGGGGCGGCGGGTTACGTTCGACGACTGGCTGGAATACTGTCGGGGCGGTGGCAAACTCTGCCGCACTAAGGCTTAAAGTGCAAAATAACGGGGCAGAAGTACGATTCACCAATGTCGATTATGTCTACCAGCCTGCCAACTCTGTTTTATAAGGCTAAATATGTACACTTTTCATGAAGCAAAAATAGCAAACAATTTGCCTGATTTTTGCCGATTGACGAGTGAGCATTACCAAGAAATGAAAGAACGATTAGAAAAAGATGGCATAAAAATTTCGCCATTTAATCCGCAACTAGACAGGTACATCAAATTTAATAATGATGGCTGGTTAAAGTTTTTTATTGTAAAACACGACGCTGAATGTGTCGGATATTG